AAGTTTATTGGCCGACGCCGCTTGACCTTCCCCGCGCCATAGCGCCGGATCGCCGCAAATGCTCGTGCCCGCCGGGAACGGTATGCGGCAGCGTGGCATGTCCGCATCTGCCTGTTGTGACGTGCTGACATGAAAAACTGGATCGAGTTCGGTCAGTCTGACGCCCTGCCTTGCCCAAAGTGCGGGAGCAAGGATCTGGACTTCTTCGCCAATGTCGTCGCCTGCATAGAGTGCGATCATTACGGCCCAGCGCAGACCGGACCGGAGTTCATGTGCTGCGAGCGCGAGGCAATCAACGATTGGAACATCGCGGCGGGCGGCACTGACCACCACGGGCGAAGCCGGGAACGGCTAGTCGAGCAGGGGCTTATCCCGGCGTCTGCCTCCTAACCCATTCACTGAGCGGCACATCTCAACTCTCGACAACCGGCACGAGGAACAAGGCGTCTCTTGTGGCTAAGAACCATTGCCGCTCTCACGGCTTTCGCAGGCCGCATGAAGGGCATGCAAGAGCACAAGCCGGTGAACACCGTAAGGGATGAGACATGGCGCGGCTTCTAATCGTTCTCGTGCTGGCTGGGGCATTGCCGTCATGTCAGTCCTATCAACCGCCCGGCGCCGACCTATGGCTGACGGTAAAGTGACCCAAAAGGAAAAACAGCATGGCAATCCAGAAAGACGCGCTGACGAAGGTTAAGGCTGCATTCGCGCAACTCAAGCTGACGCTCAATCAAGCCTCTGACACAGAGTTGGAAGGCGACCTTGCAGAAGCCGTGGAGATCGCCAAGCGCGCCGAAAAGAAGGCCGTGGACTATATCCGCAACGCTTCCAAGTGACGGAAACGGAAAACAATTCCTTCGAACTCCCGTTTTCTGGAATAAACAGTTTGCCTGTGTGGCTCGAAATGCCCCATAGACCCCTTACGGGATACCAACTTTCAGGAATAATTTTGCGTGTGAGCCTATGCCAGTCCTAAAAAACGCAAGACATGAGGCTTTCGCGCAGGCCCTCGCTACAGGGATGACGCGAGATGCGGCCTATGCGGCAGCAGGTTATAAGCCCGATAGACAGAATGCTTTCAGGCTGACGACAATTGACGCCGTAATGACGCGCGTGATCGAATTGAGCGATAGAGCGGCCCAAAAAGCCGAATGGACCGCCGCTGATAGGCTGTCTTCTCTTAAAAGGATTTCGGAAGCGGCTGAGAAAAATGACCCTCGCGTTTCGGTTTCAGCCATCGCAGAGGCTAACCGAATGCAGGGCACCCATGCCCCTACCAAGTCGGAAATCACCGGCAAGGGTGGCGGGCCTATCGCAACGATTGACGTTACCCGTCTCAAGGGGATGACCAACGAGGAGCTAGAAGTCCTTGAACGTGCCCTTGTCCAGATTGGAATTGCTGAACGCGATACGGGCGGAGAAGAATAGCCGTAAGACGCAAGAGGATTTGGTCGAGGAGCGGAAAGAGCTTCTCTCATCTCACCTAGCGTTCACACGGCGGTTCTTTGTCGAGAAGGAAGGCCAACCGTTTTCCGTCGCTGCCTTCCATGAGGTGATGTGTTGGGTTCTCGACCGCGTTTACGCCGGAGAGATAAAGCGGCTCATCATCAACATTCCGCCAGGGTTTGGGAAGGCGATTGATTGCGATACGCCTATGTTGACGCCTTCGGGGTGGGTAAGAGCCGGAGATATCCGCAACGGCGATATGCTGCTGGGGTCTGCCGGACAATGGACAGAGGTGACCGGCGTATTCCCGCAAGGGGTTATTCCTGCGTTCACGGTCACTTTTTCCGATAGATCATCTATTGTGGCGTGTTCTGAGCATCGTTGGGCCGCCCGTCTTCGCGATGGCAGCAATAATTGGCATGCGCCGTGGCAGGTAAAGACGACTGATGAACTAGCCCGCGATCTTAGAGAGGCTGATGGGCGTAAGAAGTGGCGCATTCCTGTCTTATCTGACACTCGGTCGGAAGATATTGACCTGCCGATTGATCCGTACCTATTCGGGTGCTGGCTTGGCGATGGCCATAGTTATCAGGCCGCGATTACGACGATGGACGCCGATATCATCACGGCATTCTCTGAATTTTCCCCTGTTGCCCAAAAACACCAAAACGCGGGACGTGCGACAACATACTCTCTTCGCAACCGTTTCGTGACTAGGCTTCGTGCGCTTGGTGTTTTGGGCAACAAACACATTCCCAATGTTTATATGCTTGCCAGCCATCGCCAGAGGGTTGCCCTTCTGCAAGGCATATGTGACACGGACGGAACTGTGAATAGGAAATCTGGGGGGCAGAGTGTCACGTTATCGTGCAAGGCTCTCTCAGATGACGTTAGATCACTCATCAACAGTATTGGTGGCGTATGGCGGGGTTATGAGCGCAAGGCTGGCAAGAAGATAGCGTATACGACGATGCTATCCCTTCCCGATGGCGTGTCTGCGTTTAGGCTTCCGCGTAAGAGTATGCGGGTCAATCCTCGGAAGGCATGCAACATGCCGCGTCGGTTCGTGGACACGGTAGCCAAGACCAGCGACCGTGAAATGGTGTGTTTCACGGTTGATGCAGATGACCATCTCTTCTGCGCCGGTCGCGACCTTGTCGTAACGCACAATACTGAGCTTGCGGTGATCAACTTCATCGCCCACGGGTTCGCTATCAATCCACGCGCTCGGTTTATCCACGCGAGTTATGCCGAACCGCTGGCGCTGGATAACTCGACCAAAGTGAAGGATATCATCACCCTTCCTGGATATCAGGCGCTTTGGCCGGTCACTATGCGTAGCGACACTAATGCTAAGGGCTTATGGCGCACTACGGCAGGCGGTCATCTTCGTGCGTCGGCTGCTGGTATGCCTATCACCGGGTTTCGTGCCGGTATCCTTGAGGAGAGCGGCTTTACTGGGGCGCTTGTGATCGATGACCCATTGAAGCCTGACGATGCTTCGTCGGAAAAGCTCCGCAAGTTCATCAATGCCCGATGGGAAAACACATTCCGTTCGCGTCTCGCGCATGAAGACGTTCCGGTTATCGTGATCATGCAGCGCCTGCATGTCGATGACTTCGCGGCGCATCTCATGCAGAACTCCGGCGAGCAATGGCACCTGCTGAGCCTTCCTGTCCTGATACAGGGAGAGGTGGAAGCGCCGGGTGGCAATGTGACCGTCATCCCCCATGGCCTTCCAGATGGACCGCTGTGGGAAGCGAAGCACAACGAGGAGCAGATCAAGGTTTTGCAGTTATCCCCCACGGTTTATGCGGGGCAGTACGCGCAGAACCCGATTGTTGCCGGTGGTAATCTGTTCAAGACCGATTGGCTTGTTGATTACGACGATCTTCCGCCTCTCAAATGGCGGGCGGTTTACGCGGATACAGCGCAGAAGACGAAAGAGCGGAACGACTACACCGTCTTCGAGCACTGGGGCGCAGGCCATGACGGCAGGGCATACCTGATTGATCTTGTTCGGGGGCGGTTTGAAGCGCCGGAACTTGAAAGCACGGCGCTGGCGCTATGGGCCAAGGCCAAGCTTATGGACCCGCAGCGCTACGGAATGCTCCGCAAGATGAGCATTGAAGACAAGGTTTCCGGCACGGGGCTAATCCAGTCCCTCCGGCGCAAGGCTATCCCTGTCGTCGCGGTACAGCGCGACAAGGACAAGTACACCCGTGCGCTTGACGTTGTGCCGCTTGTCGCGTCCGGGCTCGTCTGTGTGCCAAAGATCGCCCCTTGGAGGCAGGCATTCTCGTCTGAATATGCGGCGTTCCCAGATGGTTCATTTGACGACCAGATGGACCCGTTCATGGATGCCGTGACGGAAATGTGTGGCGGGAAGTTCTCGCTTTCGATTAGCAGAGAAGCACTCAAGAAAGCATGAGGTTAACGGCATGGGCCTGAAATCATGGTTGCGCCGTTATCTGGGCGTTGTCGATCCTGTCGCTGCCGTGCATGTTGAAGCGCCGCAGCGACCGGGCATGTCTGTCGGCCTTGAGGCTCTTGCCCGTGCTAGGGCGAAGGGTGGGGCAGGCATCAGCCCGTTCAAGGTCGATCTGTCCACCATACACCCGCCGCAGGCCACGCCTAGCGCGGGAATGGCCATGGATAGCTACGAGATGCCCGCCTATGAATGGGCCGCGTCTGTGAGCGTGGAAAGTGCCATTGCAGAGGGGCAGGCGTTCCTAGGTTATCCGCTCCTGTCAGAGTTGGCGCAGCGCCCGGAATACCGCCGCATATCGGAAACGATTGCCGGCGAGATGACTTCGAAATGGATCAAGTTCGTTGCGAAGGGCGAGGAGGACAAATCCGAGCGCATCGCGAAGATCGAAGAGGAGTTCGAACGGCTCTCTGTCCGTGACGTGTTCCGCGAAGTGGCCGAGCAAGATGGGTTCTTCGGTCGCGGTCATATCTTCATCGATCTGGGTGAGGAAATCGACGGCGAGTTGAAGACGCCTATCGCTGGCCGGTCTGGCAAGCCTATGCGGGCAAAGATTGCGAAGGGGTCATTGAAGGCACTCAAGACGGTTGAGGCCGTGTGGTGCTACCCGATGGCTTACAATGCTATCAACCCGCTTTCTGACGACTGGTACAAGCCGTCAGAGTGGTACGTGATGGGGACCGGCGTTCACGCCTCCCGTCTGATTACTATCGTGGGCCGTGAAGTCCCTGACATGCTCAAGCCGTCCTATTCGTTCGGTGGCCTGTCCCTATCCCAGATGGCCCGACCATACGTGGACAACTGGCTGGAAACCCGTCAGGCCGTGAATGACATCATCCGCGCGTTTTCGGTCATGGTGCTGAAAACGAACATGGCGGAAAAGCTGGCGACAAACCCGACCGGCGAAGAACTGTTTATCCGTGCCGAGTTCTTCAACAAGTTGCGAGACAATCGCGGCCTGATGATGATCGACAAGGAGCAGGAAGAGTTCGATAATGTGTCCGCGCCGCTGTCCAGCCTGGATGCGTTGCAGGCGCAGTCGCAGGAGCATTTGGCGTCCGTCAGCGGCATTCCGCTGGTCAAGCTTCTGGGTATCCAACCGGCAGGGCTTAACGCATCGTCGGAAGGGGAGTTGCAGTCCTTCTACGACTGGATCAAGTCGCAACAGGAAAAGATATTCCGCAAGCCGCTGGAATACGTCCTGACGATTGTGCAGCTTTCGCTATTCGGTGACGCCGACGACCAGATCACTTTCGAATTCGAGAGCCTGTGGGATATGTCGGACAAGGAAAAAGCCGAGATCGAGAATATCGAAGCGCAGACGGACGTGTTGCTTGTCGGTGAGGGCATTATCTCCACTGAGGAGAGCCGCCGCCGCATCGCGAACGACAAGCATTCATCGCATCAGGGCCTAGATCCGGATGATGCACCGGAACCGCCTATGCCGGAAGGGATGGGTGAGAACGATGGGCCACCAGCGCCGCCAGAGGAGTTACCGGAGTGACATTCGTCTGTGTGTCGTGCACGCCGCATATGGCCTTCGACCGAAAGCGCGAGAAGGGCAACGCGGCACATTCCATGCTGATTAGGGCGCGCAAGGTAGAGCGCTCATATGATCGCCAGCTACGGAAGATCGCGCGATACATCGGCGACGTTGTTTCCGGCCTGTATGATCCGACGAAGCCGTTTGACACGGCCCGCATCATCGACGTTCTGACGGCCTACGCCGGGACGCTTCATGACTGGGCCGTGTCGGTTGCAAGCCGGATGCTGGCCGAAGTCGATTTCCGAACGTCCGATAAGAAAGCGTGGATGGATATGTCCCGCCGCATCGGTCAGGGCATACGGGATGAGATCGATAACACGCCGGTCGGCGCGATCATGCGCGAACGTCTCGATGAACAAACGAAGCTTATCAAGTCTCTGCCAACGGAAGCCGCCGAGCGCGTGAGGCAAATCACGTTGCAAGGCATATCCGGCAGTAAGCGCGCCGATGTGGTGGCGAAAGAGATCATGGCTTCCGGTCAAGTATCGAAGTCACGGGCCATGCTGATAGCGCGCACGGAAGTGTCTCGCACCGCTACGGAACTCACACGGGCCAGAGCGGAGGCCATTGGCTCCACAGAATTCATATGGCGAACGGTAGGCGATAGCGATGTGCGCCATGACCATCGTGTGTTGAACGGCAAAACGTTCCGATGGGACAGCCCGCCCGTTGCCGATCAACGGGCGGGGATAAGGGCGCTTCCCGGCGCTATCTGGAATTGCAGATGCATCCCGGAGGTTATCGTCCCCGATTTCGACCGTTAAGCGATAGGAAGAGAAATGCCCGCAGTTTCAGAAAAGCAAGAGCGGTTCATGAATGCCGTGGCGCATAACCCGGAATTCGCCGCCAAGGTCGATGTGCCGCAAAGCGTCGGGAAAGAGTTCGTCGCCAAGGACGAAGTGAAATCAGCCGCTGGCGTCCTGTTCGTCGCACCTGACGGCGACGTGCTTTTACTCCTCCGCTCCCCGAATGAAGAGAACTTCGCATCGCATTGGGCGCTACCCGGTGGTGGAGCGGACGCCGGAGAAACGCCAGAGCAGGCCGCTAGGCGCGAAGTCAGTGAAGAGATAGGCAATGTGCCATGCGATGGCATGACGCCACTGTGTGAGCGCGTAACGCCGAAAGGAATGGTGTTTACAACGTTCATCTGCCCGGTAGCGGAGAAGTTCGTCCCGACGCTAAATGAAGAGCATTCCGGTTACGCATGGGTTCCGGTTGATAAGCCCCTCGCCCCGATCCACCCCGCCGTTGCAGATGTCCTGTCTGGGCCGTTCATGGGATGGCTGAGCCGGAAGGGTGGTATCGCCACGGATGTGGATTTCGAAGAAAGCAAACACAAAAGGGACGATGGCGGCAAGTTCGCGTCATCCAGTGGGGGTGAGGCTTCAAAGCCGAAAACTGCGAATGCCGTCCATGAAGGCGCTGACGAAATCGTCAAGAAGCTAAGGGCGGCTGGCATCAGCGCATCCGAGCCGGATCATTCGATAAACCGCCATGGCGAAGCGTCGTCTTATTTCCGCGTCCCCGGCATTGGTGAGGTCAGATACTCCGACCACTCCAAAAATGAAAACTACGATATGTCTAACCTGTCTCTCGGCAAGACTGACGATATCGATGATCTCGTGAGATATATCCAGAAGGTCAAGGAAAAAGCCGCCGCCGCATCTGAGGCCCGCAAAGCGGAGAAGGCAGCGGCAGCGGTTGAGGTCGAAAAAAAAGAGGCCGATAAACGCGCCATCCGTGAGCAGGACGCCAAGAATGCCGAGATCAAGCGCCAATTCATGATCGATAACGGCCTTCAAGACGCAAGCGATACCCAGAAGAAAAAAGCATGGGAGGCGCATAAAAAAGCCATGCGCGAAAAAGGCATCGCAAAAGACGATAGTTCACATGAGGTCATAGCCTTCGATAAAGCGTCCGTCCGGTCCTACGATCAAGACGGGCGAATGAAGGTCGAGCGGTCCACGATCAGCAAGGCGATTGTCTCGCCGTACATCGGTAGGGAAATCGTCGGATGGAAGGCGTTGGGCCTAGACCCGAACAAGACATATCGCCTGTTGCGCGACCCGGAAGAACTCAAGGCCGCATCCGACACGTTCAATAATCTCCCCGTCCTGTCCGAACACGTCGCTGTTTCGGCAAGCGCGCCGCGCAAGGATTTGGTTATCGGGTCGACCGGAACGGACGCCGCGTTTGACGGCAGTCACCTGACAAACAGTCTCGTGTTCTGGGATGGTTCCGCCATCCAAGACATCGAAGACGAAAAGGCGAAGGAACTGTCCTGCGCCTATCACTACCGCCCCGACATGACGCCAGGAACCTACGAGGGCGAGGCTTATGACGGGGTGATGAGAGAGATCAAAGGCAACCACGTTGCCCTTGTCCCGCGCGGAAGGGTTGGCCCGGATGCGTATGTAGCAGACAGCGCCCCTGTGGAGCTGGTCGGGGATGCCGCACCCCTCAATAGCGGCGCTCGAAACAGCCAGCAGGAGAAGAGAACTATGGCTCACAAAATCCCGAAGCGGGATAAGGTCACGGTTGTGAAGGCGCTGAATGCCATCAAGCCCGATCTCGCGCAGGACGCCGACATCAGCGACATCATCGCTCTTGTCGAAAAGCTTGAGAATGAAGGCCCGGAAGAAACCGTGGCCGTCACGGAAGACGCTGCCGACATCCACGAATTCCTCAAGGCCAAGCTTTCGGATGAAGACTACGCCGCCGCGTGTGAGCTTCTGAAGCCTGCCGCTGACGAGGAAGAAGAAGCCCCGGCCATCAAGCCGGATGAGGAAGTTGTCTCCAAGCCCGCCATGGATGCCGCAATCGCCGCAGCTACGGCCAAGGCGACGAACGACGCTCTGTCCGCTGCAAAGGCCATCCGTGAAGCCGAGCGCGCTGTACGCCCGTATGTGGGCGAAATGAGCATGGCCCACGACAGCGCCGACGCTGTTTACCGTTCGGCCTTCGACATTCTCGGCGTGAAGCACAAGGATGTTCACCCGTCTGCATTCCCGGCGATCCTCGCCGCGCAGACCACGGCATCCCACAAGAAACCGGCACCGATGGCCATGGATGCGAAGGCGAAGGAAAACTTCTCCTCGCGCTTCCCGGACGCCAGCCGCATCGCAATCAAGTAAGGAGGGCGGGTAATGTCGTTCCAGACTTCTGTCAATGTCCAGCCCGCAAGCGCCGTCGCCGGCGACTTCGCGGACACCAACCCCCGCGTGACGGTCAACGCCGGTCAGGGTGGCCTTGTATCCGGTTCTGCCGGTCTTTACGTGGGCCGCTTCGCGTGGATCACCACGCCCTATGACAACAACTCGGCCCCTACCATCGCCAACAACCGTGGCTTTGGTGCCCCGACCGGTTTTGTCGCTCGGACCCAGCAGGCGCATATCACGACCTATCTTGCCGATAGCTCGATGATGATCGCCCCCGGCTTCCCGGTCACGCTGTTCTCGTCCGGTTCGTTCTGGGCCGTGAACTCCGGCTCCGGTATCGTCAAATGGGGTGATCCGGTCTACGTCAACTATGCGGATGGCCTCATCAGCAACGCCGCATCGTCCGGTTCCGTTACCGGCTCGATTGCCGCTGCCGCAACCACGTCGGTCACCGGTTCGATTGCTGACGGCATTCTGACGGTTACGGCTGTCGGCTCCGGCACTCTCGTTACGGGCGCTACGCTGTCCGGCACGAATGTCGCCACCGGCACTACCATCATCAACCAGCTTTCCGGCACGGCTGGCGGCGTCGGCACCTACACCGTTTCCCCCGCCGAACAGACTGTGGCAAGCACGACGATCACCGCCGCTTACGGCGTTCTGACCGTTACTGCTGTCTCGTCTGGCACGCTGGGCGTCGGTCAGGTTCTGTCGGGTTCCGGCATCACCACCGGCACCTACATCACGCAGCTTGGCACCGGCACGGGCGGCACTGGCACCTATTACGTCAGTGTGTCGCAGACCGCATCGTCCACGACGGTCACCGCCGCCGCGAACTATCTCTCCAAGTATACGTTCCGCTCCGGCGCTCTGTCGGGTGAGATCGCCAAGATTTCCAGCCACTCGCTGGGCTAAACCTGACAAGGAGCACCGCAAATGAACCGTACCGAAGCCGTCGCCAACTGGCAGGCTGACGTCCAGCAGCTTTCCGCGCTGGGCGTCAATCTTCCCGACGTGCAGGCATATGCCGCCGACGAATGGAAGCAGGACTACACTCTCGCGATGGACGCCCATCCGTCGATCAACACCACGTCCAACGCTGGCGTCCCGGCGTTCCTCACCACGCTGATCGACCCGCAGGTCTTCAAGGTTCTGTTCTCCCCGAACAAGGCCGCGCAGATCCTCGGTGAAGTCCGCAAGGGCACTTGGCTGGATGAAACCGCCATGTTCCCGACTGTCGAGCATACCGGTGAAGTTTCGTCCTACGGCGACTTCAACGAGAACGGTCGTACCGGCGCGAACACCAACTGGCCGCAGCGTCAGGCGTACTTGTTCCAGACCGTCAAGGAATATGGCGACCGCGAACTTGAACGCGCCGGCCTCGCCCGCATTTCGTGGGTATCGGAACTCGATGTAGCCGCCGCTACCGTGATGAACAAGTTTTCGAACCTGACCTACTTCTTCGGGGTGTCCGGTTTGCAGAACTACGGCCTGCTGAACGATCCGAACCTATCCGCCTCCCTGACCCCGGCCACGAAGGCCGCAGGTGGCGCGAAGTGGATCACCAACGGTGCGATCACGGCAACGGCGAACGAAATCTACGCCGACGTTGAGGCTCTGTTCTACCAGCTTGTTACTCAGACCGGTGGTCTCGTGGAACAGACTGACGAACTGGTTCTCGCCATGTCGCCGGGTTCGGCTGTCGCTCTGACCGCAACGAACAGCTTCAACGTGAACGTGACGGACCTTCTCAAGAAGAACTTCCCGAACCTCCGCGTGGAAACTGCCGTCCAGTATGGCGCTACGTCTGCCACCAACCCGCAGGGCGTTGCGGCTGGCAATCTTGTCCAGCTTATCGCCACGAAGATCGAGGGCCAGGAAACCGGCTACTGCTCGTTCAACGAAAAGATGCGCGCCTTCCCGGTGGTTCGCGCCATGTCGAGCTACAAACAGAAGGTAGTTGGCGGGACTTGGGGGGCGATCATCCGCCAGCCATTCGCCATTTCGTCCATGGTCGGCGTCTGACCATCAACGGGCGGGGCGTAAGTCCCGCCTATCCCTTTTCTTTCCTTGGAGAATAACATGGCTGATACCGTTACCGTTGCTTGCAAACTGCCGAATGGCCTTATTCTTCGCGCCTTCGAAATGAAGGAACGCGATGAGCCGGTCATGGGCGGCGGCTACAAGACTGTGAAATATGCGTCCCAGCGCGGGGAGCCGATCACGATCAATGGCCCTGCTGTTCCGTTTGGCGCGCCTCCGAAGGTCACTACGGCAGGCGGGTATGCCCTCACATCGAACGTCGATGCGTCGTTCTGGGATGCGTGGCTTGAGCAGAACGCCGAGCTTGATGTGGTCAGGAACGGCCTCATTTTCGCTATGCCGCGTCAGGACAGCGCCGCGAAGGAAGCCGAGAACCGCACGAAGGTGAAGAGCGGCCTTGAAGCCCTCGACCCTGAAAAGCCGATGCGTGGCATCCAGAAGGCCGACAAGGCCGCGTAAGGGGAACGTCATGGCCGCAACCTATGCAACGATGATCGCGGCTTTCCCGGAGTTTTCGAACACGACGAATTATCCGCAAGTAACAATCGAGTTCTGGTTGTCGCAAGGGTACATCCAAGTCAGTGAGCGGCTTTTCCGGGATAGCTATGACATGGCCGTCATGCTGTGGACCGCGCATCACGTCGCGATGGGGGCGGCCAATGCCCGCGCTGCTGCCCGTGGCGGCATACCCGGATCGGCAAGCGGCGTCCAGACTTCAAAGTCTGTCGATGGCGTTTCCGTGGGGTACAGCACGATTACCAGCCTCAACAATGCCGGGGCATGGAACGCCACGAGCTACGGTCAACGCTTCCTGACGATGGCCCGTTCTTTCGCAACAATGCAATACGTCCCCGGCGTCCGCCGACAGTTCCTCTAGGAGATAGATCATGGCCCTTGCTGGCGCTCATTTCGAATTCGGCTACCAGAAAAAGGTCATGGCGAATTCTTCCCCGGTTCTCGGCCCTCTTCCGTCTTCTGAGACGCTGGCCACAGCCGGGACGACAACCGCATCCGCCCCCCTACCGATCTTCAAGGCGATCCCGTGGTGAACATCATCGTGGAAGCGGATGCATGGGTTTCGTTCGGCAACCCGCCGCCTGACCCGTCTATCGCCACGTCCGCGCGCCGGTTCATTTTCGGCGTCACCCCCACGCCTTGCCTTATTCCTCCGGGCGAGCATGTATGGTGGGTTATTGCCTAATGGCTATCAAAGTCGGAGTGACGGTCACGCGGGACGCAACGGCTGACATTCTCCGGGCCGTCAAGGCGCTGGTGAAGCGTGAAGCGCTTGTCGGTATCCCCGCCGACAACGCCAGCCGCGAACCGGATGAGGATGAGAAAGTCCCGCTTAACAACGCGGAAATCGGCTATCTCATGGAAAACGGTGTGCCGGAGAAGAATATCCCGGCGCGTCCGTTCCTCAACCCAGGCATCGCCAACGCGAAAGACAAGATCGTCCAAGTGATGGAGGCGGGAGCGAAAAAGGCTCTGTCTGGCGACAGTGAAGCCGCAGACCGCACGCTAAACACGGTCGGGATTATCGGCATGAACGCGGTTCAGGCCAAGATTACCGATGGACCGTTTGAGCCGCTTAGTGAAGTGACGCTTGCCAAACGTCGCGCCAAGGGGCGCACGGGTGAGAAGCCTTTGCTGGATACGGGCGCGCTTAGGCGCAGCATTTCCTATGCCGTCAGGCCGAAAGGTGAGAAGTCCTAGCCATGGCCGAACTTGATGTTACCGAACTGCTTTATGATCCCGATTTTAGCGACACGTTTACGGTCCAGCGGGACACCGAAACAGTCGGTAGCAATGGCCGCGCCACGGTTGCCACGCAAACGTTTTCTGATTTGATCGGCGTCCTGACGGCTGGGCAAGGGTCTATTCTGAAACAGTTCCCCGAATTGACGCGCGTGGAAGGGGCCATCCTCATCCACTGCATGTTCGAACTGAGGCCGGAGACTGACGCCACAAAGGCGGATCGCATCCTGTGGCGCGGCAACACGTACCGCGTGACGATGGTCAACAATTGGATGAACTTCGGGGGCGGGTTCGTTTCTGCCGTCGCAACGCTCATTGAGCTTGTCGAGGATGCATAATGGCAAACGATAGCTCAACGGGTGGATACCTTGTTCCATCATCGCCAGCGCCGATAGAAGACGCCGCCCTTGAAGATGTCATTCAAGGCATTGTTGTCGGCATTACCGGACTGCCAGGAACAATGGTGCGCCCACGGTGGCAACCGACACCACCGAAGCAGCCGCCACCGGCCACGAATTGGTGCGCCATCGGGATAACCCGGACATATGGCGAGACATACGCCTATATCAGCCATAGCGGGGCAGGGAATGGCTCCGACACATTGCAGCGCCACTACAGCCTAGATTTGCTCGCGTCGTTCTACGGCCCGTCTGGGCAGCTTTACGCGGGTCTATTCCGTGATGGCCTGTTGATCGAACAAAACCGCGAAGTGATGGCCGCTAACGGCATGGCGCTTTATGAGGCGCGCGAGATTATCGCCGCTCCCGAACTGACGAACACACAATGGATTAGGCGCTTCGATGTGCCGTTCACACTGAGGCGGCAGGTCAACCGCACATATCCGGTCCTCAACCTGCTTTCGGCAGAAGGGACAATCCACGCTGAAACCGAAACGCACGTCAACGAAAACGACTGGATCGTGCAGGAGAACTAACCAATGGCAACTGGTCTTAACGTCAACAATGTCGTGCGGGTTTCGATCAATCTCAGCCCGACCGCAGCCGCCACCCGTGACTTCGGCGCGCTTCTCATCATCGGCCCAACGGACGTTATTGATGTGTCTCAGCGCATCCGGTCTTATTCCGATCTGGACGGCGTGGCGGCTGATTTCGGAACCACCGTCCCGGAATACTACGCGGCAAGCCTGTTCTTTTCGCAGTCGCCGCAGCCCGCAATCCTCTACATCGGTCGATGGGCGCAAACCGCTACCAAGGCAGTGCTTAACGGTGGCGTTCTGACCGCTGCCGAACAGCTTATGCCCGCGTGGACCACGATCACGGCAGGCTCTTTCAAGATCACGGTTGATGGCACGGTCAAGACGCTGACGGCCCTCGATTTCAGCGCCCAGACGAACCTCAATGGCGTTGCATCGGTCATCACTACGGCACTCGCCACGGCAACTTGCGTCTGGGATGCGACCAGCAACAAGTTCACGATCCGAAGCAACTCGACCGGCGCGACTTCGACGCTTAGCTACGCCACTCCGCACACGACGGGAACGGATATTTCGGGGCTTCTCAAGCTGACAGAAGCTACCGCGTCCGCTCCCGTCGCCGGTATCGCGGCTGAGACGCTTGCCAGCGCCATGGCGACGTTCGCGAATATCTCGTCTGACTGGTACGGCATCACCGTTGCCAGCGCCACGACGCCAGCCGATAACGAGATTATCGATGCCGCCGCGTTCATTGAGGGCGCGTCAGTCTCGCATATCTTCGGGATCACGCTGACCAGCACCACCGCCCTTGACGGCACGATCACGAATGACTTGCCGAGCCTGCTTAAAGCCGCTGGCTACAAGCGCACCACGACGCAATATTCATCGTCTTCGCGTTACGCCGTGGCCTCCATGATCGGTCGAGCATTCACCGTCGATTTCACGGCGAACAACACCACGATCACGCTCAAGTTCAAGCAGGAACCGGGCGTCACCGCCGAAACGCTCACGCAGACGCAGGCGAACGCGCTGGACGGCAAGAACGTCAACTATTTCGTCAACTATGCCAACGACACCGCGATCATCCAGCAGGGGGTCATGGCGAACGGGTACTTCTTTGACGAAGTGCACGGGACGGACTGGCTGCAAAACTACATCCAGACGGGGGTCTATAACCTCCTCTACCAGTCCACGACGAAAATCCCGCAGACCGACGCGGGTGTGAACCAAATTGTGAACGCTATCGACGCTTGCCTGTCTCAAGCTGTGAACAATGGATTGGTGGCCCCCGGCGTATGGAACGCTGGCGGGTTTGGCGAACTGTCTCAGGGCGACACGCTGGAAACCGGCTACTACATCTATGCGCCGAAGGTCGCCACGCAGAGCCAGAGTGATCGTGAGGCCCGCAAGTCGCCCACGATCCAGGTTGCAGTCAAGCTCAGTGGAGCCGTCCACAGCGTTGACGTACAACTAGATGTCAACAGGTAGTCGGCGGCGCTCAAGCATACGTCAACGCAACACTCCGGTATCACGGCGACTTCGCCTACGCCGCCAGCCGATAGGAGGCTACCATTAGCACGTACTCTTTTCTCGACGTAACCGCTGCGATCAGCGGCCCCGGTGGGTCGATCAACATCGGCAATAGCGCCGGTCCTTCCGACGAAGGTATCACGGTGTCGATGATCGACAACAAGAACACCATGACCATCGGCGCGGACGGCTCCGGCATGCACAGCCTTCATGCCGGTAATGCGGGCACGATTACGATCCGCCTTCTGAAAACGTCCCCGACGAATAAGAAGCTCCAGCAGATGTATTCGTATCAGGTGACGAGTTCCGCCAACCATGGGCGGAATACGATCACGATCCGCGACGTTGCTCGTGGGGATTTCGTAACAGCGACCGGCGCTGCTTTCCGCAAAATGCCCGACAATGCGTGGGGCAAGGAAGGCAACATGATCGAATGGTCATGGGATTGCATCAAGGTCGCCCAGAAGCTGGGGGCTAACTGATGGCAGAGTTTGAGGTAGGCGGCCATACCTACCGCACCGGAAAACTGAGCGCCATGAAGCAAATTCATGTCGCCCGGAAGATCGCGCCATTGTTCGCCGCCGTCCCCGGCATTCTGTCC